CACAAGAACTCCTGACCAAGATACCGCACTAACCAACCTACTATCTGCACTATTGGAAATGTATCCTATAGCTACGCTACACGGACACAATGAATTTGCTAACAAGGCTTGTCCTAGTTTCAATGTACAAGAAGAGTACGATTTTTTAATAAATAAATAAACCTTATGAAAAATGATTTTGATGTAAGCGATAGCTTCGCTGACTTCGTAGATGAAATGACCAATGATGAGAAAAACGATAACGCTCAATGTTCCATCGATAATCCGGAATGTGAAAGCTGTAGTGGATAATGCCTATGAACCCACTAAAGAAAATATTATCGGGGACTGCGAAGGAGACTGTGGAAGCAGTTGCCAATGTGGTAGATAGGTTTGTATCTACACCTGAAGAAAAAGAAGCTATACGTCAAAGTATAGAGGCTGAGATAACCAAACGCTGGGAGGCAGATTCTCTTACGGATTCCTGGTTATCTAAGAATGTAAGACCATTAACACTAGCTACCGTTATGATCTTCTTAGTACTAATGACTTTCTTTGAAGGATTTGGTATAAGTAGTATTAACGAGAGATGGATAGGGTTATGGGAGATGGTTTCTGTTACTGTTATTGGCGGATATTTTGCTGTTCGTTCAGTTGATAAAAGAACTAAAATTAAATAATGAGTACAGGATTTGTATATAAGTGGTATGATACATCAAATGATATGTACTATATAGGTAGTCATAAAGGAGATGTTAATGATGGATATATAGGTAGTGGCACTTATTTTTTGAAGGCATATAATAAAAGAAAGGAAAGTTTCTTTAGAGAAATACTATATGTGGGTGAGCATTATAGATTTTACGAAGAGACAATCCTAAAATATCTTAATGCTGAAAAAGACAAGAGTTATTACAACCTAAAGAATGACTCAATAGGTGGATGGTCGCATTTACAGACCGATGAAATAAAAAAGAAAAGAGGAAAGAGTATATCTAAAGCATTAAAAGGCAGAAATATTAATTCTAAGTGGAAAAAAAATATATCTAAATCAAAAATGAAAAGTATATATTCTACTTCAGATGACATAGTTTTTGAAAGTTATCAAGAAGCTGCTAAACACTACAATGTAAGTAGAAACGTGATATCCAATATACTCAGAGGTAAAACAAAAAACATTTATAAATTAAGACTTGTCCAATAAAGAAAAAACAAAATTAAAAAAGAACGAAAGTGAAATAAAGTGGTGCGATATTGCACCAATAGAATGTACCTGCTTAGGTACGAATTGTAAAAACAAGGGAGGGTGTTAGCCCTTCTTTTTTTTGTTTATAATATACCACTTCTGCATCGTATAACCTATAGATGCTACTAGAAGTAATATCTTTAAGACCTCTTCTAATTCAGAAAAAGATAAAGCCATTGTCGCTGCATTGAATGTTAGAACTTTGAGGTCTGTAGTATCCATAGTTTATATTATTCGCACTCGCTATCTGAGGTGCTTGATTTAGGGTAAAATACCGATGCATCTTGATACACATCTTCAGCCTCAAACAAATCGTTATCACAACCTTCAGCAGTTGCAATAGCTTTAATAGCCGTCTTTCCTAAAATATAGTTTACAATTCTTTTGTTTATATAAGTGATTTTAGACTCCACCGTTGATGATATAGCATCTAAAGACCTTTGGTCTGATTTACCTTCTTCATTCTTAGTACGAGCAGTCTCGCTACGAAGCACAGAAATAGCAGCCTTTGCAGAATACATAGCCAAGCAGTATTTAACCAACTTAAACAACTCCTGCTCATCAGTATCTAATATTTTCTCTAATACCTTAGTCTCAAGGTCTTCGTATAGACAAGAACCTAGCAAGTCCTGTATAGATGTGTACTGCTCTAATTGTATCAAGGCTAGTAATGCACCCCTATCTAAACGCTTAGGAAGAGGAAAGTTCTTGTAGAGGTAGTTATCGTCTATGAATATAATATCAACCATTGCTTATATCTTCTGTGTTAGCACCCTTCAATGATTCTAGGCTAATCTCTTCTTCTACAATACCCACGTTCATCTTATCATAACCAACTGTGCTTAGTATGGTGTTTAGTCCATCAAGGATGGTCTTTCTATTAGGTAGTGTTTCCGTTGCTCTAAAGATTTGGTATGCAGTAACCAACTCGTTACCTGTACCGCCTAGCTTACCTGCTACCATAACACCAAATAATGTAGGGCTAGTAATATTGTGAGCAGTAAGTATCTTAGCATCGTTTAGCCTAGACAATACATCTATAGTCTTATCTAGGTTAGACACATCCATAGGAGTAAACTTAGGAGCATCTTCCTCTTTCTTTACCCAGGATACAATAAAGTTATCTGCTTGTGGCCCGGTGAAAGATTCTTTAAACTTATCGTACTCGTCACGCTTCTGCTCCGCAGACATATTTCTACCAATGAAGGTAGCTAATACTTTTGGCGTAAAGCCGTTCTCAGCAGAGTTTTTAATGTGTTGACCAAACGCAAAATCACCTGCAATATAATGATAAGCAGAAATGTAGTTAGGGACTCCGTAGTAAGGATTCCCTGAGTACGGATTAGCAATGTATAGAAGAGCTTCTGTAGCTTTCTTATCAAACTTATCAAAGCTCTTTATCTTTTTAGGCTCATTGTGTTGCACACTAGCAGCGTTGTAGCCGAAGTATCTACGCACAATGTAATGTGTTACTTTCCCCTGCTCGTTAGGTTCTCCTGCACGAACACCTTTAGGATCAATTGACTTTAATTCTACAATCTTAGTTCTCTCCTTGTTCCAACGAACATATAAAGCACAAGCACCTTTATGCTCGTAATGAAAAGCAGCGTGTGATAGCACATCATACATACTTACATTAGAACCACCACAATGGTTCATAAATGCTTTTAGTTCTGCCTTAGATTTATTGGTAGGTAAGAAATTGTCTTGGTAGCTTACCTCGTTGCCAACAATCATTTTCGCTTTCTTGGTAAGAATACCGCTGTGTACCGGAGACTGTCGCAGCATCTTGTCTAGTATCACAGGAAAATCATCGTTCACGCCAAACTTGATGTAGCTACCCTCAGTCGTTTGACCTAGCTTGTAGCGCATATTAAGGTCACGAATAGTGTTCTCCAATGCGTTGGAAGAAACTACATTCGCTGTGCCTTGTACATAAGTCTTCGGTGCGAAGAACTCTGTTATATTATTTATCAATCCCATATACTGTAATTTACAAGTCTACAAACCTAACGCTATCACCATATATACCTGACCCTGTTTGAGTAGATACATAGTCTTCTATATGAACTAGGTATGTGTATTCGTCTCTTCCATTTATAAGCGTTAGTGTGTATTCACCTCCATCTTCTAAAGGGTATTCTTCAGATAACAAATCTATGTTTAAAGTAATAAAATCTTTACAAGAATCATAATTATTATTATCCGTTAAATTTTCAAAGGTAAGCTCATAATCACCCACTACCTTTGATAGTTTCACGGTAAATTGTCCTGTAAAGGATGCTAACTTTACAAAAGACAATGTGTTTACTCTTCCCTTTTTAAGATGCTTCATTAATTATTCTTCAGTTATTTCGGGTGGATTGCAGTATTCGCTATCGGGATGCAATACACAGTAAGTCTTGGCGTACTCATCTCTTTGGCTTGAGCTTCCGTAGTTATGTATTCCCATAGGAGTAGGCCAAACTATATAAGCCTCCCAAGATTGTAAAGGCTCGGTAGACCAACTTACATCTACTGCGTATTTTGTAGATACTACGGCTTCTTTTATGGTGTTGCCTCCCTCATCATATTGCGCTGGTGTTATTGTTAGATAGCCTAACTTAACCACCGATTGCGTGAGGTTGCCTTCATTATCTCTTAAAAGGTCTATAGATTCATTGACTGCTGCCTCATCTACGAACTCGTATTTTCTTGTTATCATTTTAGATAAGGTTTTAGTACACTATTTATGTAATCGTTTGCCGTTGTTTTAGCACCTCCTAATTTTTGAATCTTGCTTATTAAGCCAAATAAGATGCTTACAGGTAAAATTAACACGAACAAAAAAATCTTTTGTAAGCCTTTAGATAGTTCTTCCATTGGTTTAAGATGTTAGCGTGATAATTTCGGAGTCCGATAAGTATGAATTAAATACAAGCACTTGTTTTACATTGCCGTATAATGGAGATGCTCCCGAAACAGCAGTACCTATGTTAAAGTCTAATGAATTTAATTCTGTAAAATTAAGAGCAGTAGTATCAGTTCCTACTTTTACACCATTAACAAAAAAGGCTATGTCGTTTATTTTATACCTACAAGCAATTTTAACAAATAAAGATTCATCTGTCATTAACTTACTCAAAGCAAATTGCAGTGAATTATTCACATAGCCTAAAGCGTAAATTCTTTTGTTAGAGGTTGAATATCCCATCCAAAGCCTATTATTTAAACTTCCGCTAACGGCATTGTTTAAAGAAATAGCCTTGTCAGTATCATCCGTATTTGTAGATATTTCAGCATAAAAAACTCCTTCATCAGCGTTAAAAGTTGAAGATGTACCAGCACCTTCACAAACATCCGCAGCCCTCGTAACGCTGCCGCCACTATGGTTAGGTATGTAGCTTGTTGGGTAAGAGCCTTGTTCTACTTGTGCGCCATAAGCATAAACGCCATCAGCATCGGTAATAAGAACATATCTAATCTCAAAAGAACCCGTAGCAGATGCAGTAAACTTCATTATACACCTATACCATCCATTGCCGTAATCCTCCATACTTCCAACTGCTCCATTTGTGTCAGTTGTTGTTTGAGTCGCTAAATTAAACTCAACACTTGGGTTTGTTCCATCAGCGGCTCTCATATTAAAAGTATTGCCTTTTTGCTTTGCAAAAACTGAAACAACATAATCCGTTCCGCTTGTTAAACTAACATTTTCTCCTAATCTCCCACTTGGGCAAACTACTAAAGATGCGTTTTGTACACCTTCGGGAGAAGTTATAGCATTTGTTGTAAGTGTTACGGTACCTAATTTTGAATCTTCAAAGTATTCACTTTGTAGCAAATTAGTTCTACTCGGCTCTAAAAGCAGACTCGGACAACTTGCCCCACCGCTGTAGTCAAATCTTGGGGAGTCCTCTAAAAT